TCAGTATCACTTCCAGGTTTAGGCATCATCATGATTAGTGCAGGTTTATCAATAGTTAGAAATGCTTTTCCATCTACTTCTGTATCACCTACTTCACCAATTAAGTCCTCTCCTGATGTGAGTTTAATTATCTGAATGTTTGACATGCTCCTTCTCCTTTAATTATTTAATTTTAATAGATTGAGGTTTCTTTTCCTCTGGTATTTCATTTACCAAAGAAATAGATAACACTCCATCCTTCAATTCAGAACCTGAAACTTTAACAGTATCTGCTAAAGACCATGTTCTAGTGAAATTGCGTTCTGCAATTCCTTTATGTAAGAATTCATCTTCTGATTTCTCTTGTTCACCTTTGACGATTAAATTACCGTCTTCCACAGTAACATCAAGTTCAGACTTTTTAAAGCCTGCAATAGCTATTTGAATTTCGTAATTCTCATCGTCTATTCTTTTAATGTTATAAGGTGGGAAAGCATTAGACTGACCGCCTTCTGTGTGATGTAACCTAGTTACAGCATCAAAGACTCTGTCAAATCCTATTAATCTACTTTCTACTTGTGGGAATGCTGAAACAAAATCGTTCCAGTTAGTCGTGCTTAATCTTACCATTTTAGTTTCCTCCTATTAGTTAGCAAGGTTAATATAAGATACCCTTTCGGCGTATCATTATTATTTATAAGATCTTTCATGTTTTATTTGTCCTCTGGTGTTTTAAATCGATACATTTGGTTCTCTCTAAACCAATAATTACAGACATATTTTTCGCCTTTTGTAATTGGAATTGCTCCATGTAATGATTTTGGGTGAGGATCTTGTTTGCCTAAAAATGTAGTAGTAAAGAATACACACCTACCTGTTGTTGCTTGAACTTCATATCCTGGCTGATTAGGATTAATTAATAAATTAGGGAATGAAGTTTCGCCACCTTCTATAGGTGTATTTAAATATAATAATGCTGTTGCTATTCTTTGTCCTGGTCCACCTTCTTTTAATTGTTTAGATGTAATATCAAATGCATCATGGTGTGGAGCATATTCTTCTCCTAAATCATATTTAACAAGTTGTGCTTTTTCTGCCTGTTCAGGTCTTACTTTAAGAAAGTTTGCTGCTTGTAATAAAAACTCATATACTTCTATACAATCTTCATAATTTAAAAATCCACCTTTACTCGTTCTTCTATAATCTTTTGTTGAAGTTTTAGGATCGTCCCCTACTTTAGATTGTTTAAAAATATCTTTTTCTAATGCTTTTTCTATAATTGCTTTACACTTCTCCTTAGGGAAGAAGTCATCTACGACAATTACTGTTGGACTATAAGGATGTATTACTTTTGCTTGCATTATAAAATTCTTTCAATTGTGGAAAGGTTTCTAAAAAATTTGTTCCTCTCCTTTTATCTTTTTCGTCTATAAATCTGACGAAATCAGCTCTTTGTCTTTTTAATTCTTTGCCTTTAAATAAATTAGCTTTTGTCCATTCTACTGTTCTTTTAAATTTTCTTATTTCAAACTCTTCGTAAAAGTCTTTATAAGTCTCCATAGAACTTAAAGCGTCTTCAAGTTTATTTATTAGTTTTTTATCTGAAATTCTTGTAGTTAGGTGTAATGGCTCAACCATTTGTGGAACGTCTACTGTTATTAATCCTGGATATTGAGATTTTAACTCTGCTATTTTAAATATCCATTCTTGAAAGTTAGGAATAGATAAAACATTAAAGGTGCACATAATTCCTACCTTAATTCCATTTGATAGAACTCTATGTAAGTTCTTATGAAAGTGTTCCATTTCTAATCCTGTTCTAATCCATTCTGCTTGCTTTCCCCATGTATCAATACTCACATAACATTTCTGTCCTGGCAAGTCTTTAACTAAATCAATATAGTCTAAAACTCGTCTTTCAGTTACCATGAGGTTCGTGCTTATTTCAAATGAAAGGTTCTTAGGATGATCCTTTACATACTGCAATAATTTAAATGTGTTTTTGTCTAGTAAGGGTTCACCGCCTGTAAGTCTAATTGTATTTAAATGAGGGTAGGCATCTGGTAACCATTTCCAAAACTTATCAACATAAGGATTAGATTCTACACGCATTATATCTGATCTAGGCATATATTTTTCAAAATTGTCTTTTACTTTTAATGGATATGGTCCATGTTCATCTATTTCTTTTTGCCATGTAGAACTTTTTCCTGCACCACAATATACACAAGACATTTGACATCTATTTGTAAAACTAACTGTTAGATATTTAGGAAATACTTCCTCATCAGGTTCTAGTGCAGCAGTTTTAGCAATAATATTAGGATCATCCTTAATAAACTGAACTGCAAGAAATTGTCTATCACTATAATTGCCTGTCTTTTCTACATCATAGCAATAATTATCTTCTGCTGGTTTTAGTCCATCCAGCATCTGTTTTCTTACTTCTTTTGTTGTAGGAGTATTGTGTAAATCTGACTTTAAAGGTATTTTATGTTGTGGACAATGATAGCAGGAATGTTTTAGTCCTTCTGCTAAACTTAATTCTAGATAGTGCCACTTTAAGATACAAAAACCTGGACCTACATTGTCCAGATCTGTTTTAATCTTTTTAAGCCAGTATTCTTGACTATTTGATTTTCTTTCCAATGTTATATTTAGGGATTAGCTCCCACTCACCCTTCTCCTTAAATGATATAATTTTTATTTGACTTAAAGGAGCAAAATCATCAACGTCCTCGGATATGATGTCTACTAATCCCCAATCGGAAAGTAGTTTTGCTATAGTATTTCGTCTTTGTAAATCATTATCTTGGAAGTCAGCCTCCTTGCCGTCAAGAGCAAATAGTTCTTTAAAATGTGTAATAAAGTATCTACCTTTCTTGTGTAATATATGGCAGGATTGATAAAGGACCTTCTCTTTCTTTGAAGCAACACCTATCCTAGATAGAGTTTCTCTAACTTTCAAAAAGTCTTCTGGGTCCTTTAATGAAACTTCTAGGGGTGAATAACCTGGATAGTCTATATTAAAGTAATCGTCTTGATCAATCATTCTCAATCGCCTGTTTCGTATAAATTATTTCTATAATAACTTATTTATGTTTTTGGACCTTTTGGCCACCTTCAGACGTAGATAAATGAATCTTAATTCTATCGATTTGATCTTCAGTTAGCATTTTAAGGGCTTCTTTTGCCTTAATAAAGCTATAACCGAAGAATTTTTGAACTGCTTCTATATTGGATTCTTCTGCTTTTATCCATTTATTGTAACGCTTTGCCTTTCTAACTGTTGCTCTAAGAAAGTCATACTGCATTCTATTGTCTAAGTGTGATCTGGCATTCATTTCATTACCTGCAATTACTGTATCAGGTCCAAACCCCATTGCTCGATTTATGATAAAAGCATTGTATTCATTTTCAGTTCTTTCATCAACCATCAAGTCTTCCTTTGTAGAGTTAATACTATTTACAAAATCAAAAGGACTCAGCTTCTTAATCTTCTCGTTGAACTGTTCCTCGTCAACAGATTCTACTGGTTCCCCAAATCCTTCTAATATACTATCACTCATATTGAACTAATTATTAACATTATTATAATAAAAAATACTGCTACTATTTTTATATCTGTATCGTTGTTATCCATTACCAATGCCTTAAAACACCTGAAATAATAAAGAAGCAAGTAAAGAAATTAACAAGAACAACAATAGTTCTCATAATTGCCACTGCATCTGCTTCCCTAGAATCGTCGCTAGCTTTCTCTCCTAACGACATACACCATAATTTCCATAATTTACTTAAAGTCAATGTATTGTCCTTCCTTTAAAACTACGAAGCCTTTCATGAGAAGGTCAGTTACCGTCATTTCTCTAATTTCGGCTTCTTTCTTTATTTCCTCTTTTTCTTCTTTAGATACTCGAAGAGTCAAAACAGCATCTTTCTTAGCCATTACGCCTATCCTGTGCTTGTTTCTTTTTTAGCTCAATTTCCTTTTTTGAAGGATAATTTTGTTGTTGTTGTGGTTTTGCCATTTTACTTAAACTCCACATTCGCCATTATTTCTGTTAAACAAGCTGTCAAGTTAATTTCCTGATCTGCAACGAATGCTGCTTTATACTGATAATCAGCAATTAACAAGACTAGGTGAGGAATACCCTTAACTTCAGGTAGTAATATATCATATATCTGTCTAAATATATGCTGAGGATCTGTGTCCACATTGTTGGCAATCCATTGCCTCATCTTCTTCCAATCCTTCTCTCTTAGGCTCTCTATTAGGGCCTTAGCATTAATTTCCTGGAAGTTACTTAATATACCCTCGTCAATCTTTCCACTTACGCTATAGCGTTGTAGTTCGTTTATAACCCTTCTATAGTCTGGAAAATACTTCATTAGAAGCTCAGAAAGCACCCTCTGGTTGTAATCTACACCCTCGGTATCAAGTATATACTCCATCCTTTTAAGGAACTTAGACGCTAAATTAGGGCGATCTGAGGGAGGTATTTTAAAGTCTATAACAGTAGTCCTGCTATGTAGAGGGGAGATTATTCTATTAGAGTAGTTACATGTAAATATAAACCTACAGTTCTCAGAGAACGTCTCTATGAACGCTCTAAGTGCTGGCTGAACACTATCCTTATTAAGATAGTCTGCCTCGTCTAATATAACAACCTTAGTCTTGCCTTCAAAGGATACTGCACTAGCAAAGGACTTAATCTTAGTCCTTAGAGTGTCTATTTGCCTACCTTCATCACTACCATTAATAACTATGTAATCACAACCTAGTTCTTCACACAAAGCACGCGCGAGAGTTGTCTTGCCCGTGCCTGCGCTTCCTGATAATAATAAATTAGGTATTTCACCCTTCTCTATAAATGTATTAAATTGTTCCTTTACTTCATCGGGTAGGATACAATCTGCTATCGCGTGTGGACGATATTTTTCAACCCATAAAAATTGTCCTGCTTCCATCTTTCACCTTATTCATAATTTTATAATGTCAGAAACTTTTTTGCTCCAAAATTTCGACGGTTTTTTTCCGCCGAAAAAAGGGTTTAAGAAAATTTCTCCTTAACATCAGTCGTTTCTGAGAAGTCGAGTTCTATATGTTGTCCCGCCTCGTTATCTACTTCATCGTCTGAGTTAAGTGCTTCTAGTCTTTCTGCTTCTAGCTGAGCGCTAACATCTTCATCAGTAGGTTGCCCTACAAATTTTTCATTACCATCTTCATCAGTTGAATCTATATGGTATTGTTTAACTGCTTCCATAACATTGTATGGATTAGAAATAATATAAGGATCATCTCCTATGTTATCTCCAAAACCTTCTTCCACAAATTCTAGTGATATCCTGCCACTTTCTACAAGTGCTGCATATCTCCATGATCTTAGTCCAAATCCTAGATTGTCTTTACGGACATCCATGTTCATTTTAACTGTGAACTCTGCACTACCGTCAGGAATAACCTTGACGTTTACTATCCCTAAGGATTGTGCCCATTCTTGTGTAACGAATGTATCGTTTACTGTGAAACAATAAATATCGTCTATACCTAAGTCTCTAAAGCCCTGATAAGCTTCTTCATAACCAGGTAATTGTTGAGTTGAACATGTTGGCGTAAATGCTCCAGGGAGGCCAAAGATCACTACATTTTTACCTTCGAAAAGGTCTTTTTCTGTAAGTGTTACCCATTTAGATTCTCCTTCAGTTGTTGTTACATGTTTCTGAACAGCAAAAGCAGGGACTGAATTAGGTAAATATTTATTGTTACTCATCGAGTTCCTCCTGTGTAAATACATCCAGCTCTCCCTTCATTACTTTTCTAACTAAAGAAATTGCTGGGTTTGGTCTAGTAAAGATATACTCTACTGTTTCACCATATTTATTAAATTCAACGATCCAACCGTTGGTGGCCTCTCTCAATGAGACCTCTAATTTTTCTTCGTCCATAACGACTCCTTATATGACTGATGAACGCTCTAGCGCCAACCAGTATTTTAATTCACTCTTACTACTTTCCAAATACATAAATTTTTTCTGTGAAAGAGTTACTGTATAATTAGCAGGTATAATTTTAAAGTTTTCAACTGCTAGTCTAGCATCAAACTCTTTATCAGTTGTTCCTATAACCTGTCTAAAACTATTAGACTTAGGTGTGCTAGGATCGCCTACTGTAATAATAACCTCACCATCTTTTCCAACGACGCTTAACATAGGAGCTGCTGTAATAGCTGCTGCCTTCATGATCATATCAATATCATCTTTAGTTAAGTCAAACTGAAAGAACTGATCTACTTCAATACTTTTATCAGGAGCTGTTACAATGATGTTAGGGTCTGCATAAAAATATTCAAATACAGAACTACCTTTTGTAACCTTAAGACTTTCGTCTCCAAAGTCAACATCAATGTCGTCCATTAAAGTTAGAAGAGATAGCAAACTATTTAAATCATAGATTGCAAATTCTTTAGGGAATGTTTCCTTTACTTCAGCCTTAGCAAATATATTTTTGCCTGTGCTAATTGTGGAAAGTGATGAACCTTCTCGAATGAGAATGTTTGTGTTAATACCTGCAAAGTTTTTTAGGACTTCAATAGTATCATTGCTTATTTTCATATTTTACTCCAATTTACTCTACTATTATAGAGTCTTCCATACTATAAATCAATACACTAGAATACCATTTAGTGTGAAATGGTTAGAAGCTTCCTAAGTCAGCTCCGTCGCTATCTGTAACTTCTAAAGTTATGCCAGCAGCTTGGCAAGCAGATTTTATAGCGTTATTAGCTGCTGTTGCGTCTGAATGTGCTTCTACTTCTGCTACTGCTGTTTCCATAGTAGACTTATCAGCTGCCTCAAGAGTGCAAGTCATTACCAATTCGTCTGAATCCCATGAGAAGTTTCTGCTAATTCCATGCTCTGCAAATTTATCTCTTGAAAATGTATCATAAGCACCATGATTATCAGCTACTTTAGGTAGATCAACGCCTGTATTAGGCCTTGTATATTTTATTATTCTTGAGTATGCCATTTGATTTCCTCTTATCTGACTATTTATAATATTTATATGTTCAATTTAGAATTTTTGTAGTTTTGGATAAATAAATCTTTATCAGATTTAAGTTTTACAGCATCATAATTGTCAAAGTTTAATTGCAATACACTATCCCAATCATATGTTCCAGGTGTTGTAAAATTGAATAACTCCCAGCTCATTATGCCTCGATTTACCATGTAATCTTTAAGATAGATATCTCTCAATACCAAATGAGTAGTCCACCAATTAAATGTATCATGACTCCAAGGCAAAGCAGCGTTCTGTTTGTAATTACCCCATAGATATTGTCTTAATCCTGTATCTGGAAACGCCTCAGGATTAGCACCTACTTCCTCATCTGTTATTGTGTGGTTGTGAAAGTGATCTCCATCTTCCCACGTTCTTTCAAACTCAGATATAGAAGTTACACCTTGAGATTCTAACTGTTTAGAAAACCTATTCAAAAACAATGGAAACAATACTAGATTTTCCTGTAAAAAATTTTCTTTATGCCAATCCAAACCTTCAAATATAGATTCTCTTGTTTCATATGGTAAACCAATAATAAGAGATGTAGTGCTACGATATCTACCACATTCTTTCCAGAAGTAATCTCTGATATCTAATAACCCTTGTTTCATTTTATCTCTATCCATACCTTTACCTATGACAGAACCTGATTTTTGATTATAAGTTTCAATGCCATAATAATGAGCCCAATATCCCATCTCTGCCAAATACTTTTTGTCGTCCTCTCTTGAGATAAGTAAGTCTGCTCTAGTAAAGCCTCCTAGATTAGGTTTGAATGGTAGCTTTTTAATTTCCTCGGCAGCTCTTCTCAATTTTTCTGTATTGTCATTTACTGTTTCGTCTGCACAATGATAACTCGTTACACCCCACTTCTCATAATTTTCTTTTAGTTCTGTATAGAGTGATTTCATGTCCCTGTCTATGTCACCCCTCAATCCTATAGCATTATACTGACAGAATTTACATTTAAACTTGCACCCTCTTGACAATTCTAAGGTTAAATTATCTGTAGGTTGTATAAAGTCTCTGTCCTCATACCTAACTACCAAATCTTTCTGAGGAAAACATGGATGATTTTTATCAGCATTAATAAACTTTTTACCCATGAAATCTGATATTACAGCAGTTCCATTTAGTAAATGATACAAACCAAACTCTCCATAACCTGCAACATAATAATCACAAGGTAAGTTCATTGTATCTATTAACGACTTAGAACCTGCAACGATCATGACATCTGGATATTCTTCTTTCAGCCATGTAAGATGATCTTGTGCTCTTTTTAGATACTTTCCCCTGTAACCAAATGTTACTGATACACCTATAAATTTTGTGTCTTTGTTTACTCTGGATTTTATAAACTGCTCGAATTCGTCTGTTGTAAATGCTAACCAATAATCCAATACTTCTATATCCCAACCTTTGGTTCTCATAAAAGTTGCTATTTTATGTGCACCACCAGAACGTTTTAGATTTATATCAGGACATGTTCTATCAGGAACTAACGAACCCTGACTGCAAGAGTCCGCCTGTAGACATCCTAATATAATACCATGTTCCATACAGGTATTTATTATTCGTCTAGATAATGTTGCGTTGTATTCTTATCGTGTTCGTTGAGTGCTATGATAGCGTAATGTAAAACCTTTTGTAGGTCCTTTCTATGGTCCTCAGGATTGCCCTTCTTACCATATCGTTGTGCATACTTTAGAATATTACCTATGGCAAATCCTATTCCATGTCCACAATCACTGATAAATTCCGTTGATTGGAATTTGTTTCTGCTGTAATGCCCTTCATAAGTAGCATCAATATATTCTTGTAGTTCTCTTATAAGCTCACCTTCGTTAAACTTATAATCTATACCTGTCCATTCGTCTGGCTTGGCCATAAAAACTCCTCTCTTTGTGTGAATTTAACCTTTAGTTCTGGATAGTCTTTGATTATGTCTTTACCCTCGACAAATCTTACATGAACCTTAGGGAAATCATTCACGTCTGTTATTATATAAATTAACTTGTTAGCTTTTTCGTATGCTAACTCTTCTACAAATTGTCTGCCTTTACCTATCTGATTTGATGGTTGGCAATTTACACCTCTCGCTGTAAATGTCTTTTGATCATACAATCTACCTTGAGTATCTATATGATCGTGATCTTTTTGTCCTGTTACTCTGGTAAGTTCTGGATACCAATAAGGTAATATTTGTTCTATAAACCAAGAAGCAACTCTGCCATCTTTGAATGTAGAAATTAATTCCTCAGATGTAAGATCACCGAAACTAATTCCGGTGATCTCATGAGTTACAGTTTCGTTAAGCTTAACTGTCGCCATCTTCGTGTATCTCTTGTTCAGCCTCAACATTTTCTTCGTTGAGTTGAACAGTTGGATCAACTTTACTATAAAGGTCTATAAATGCCTCTTTAGTATCTTCGTCAAACCTGTTGACACAAAGTTGAACTGCTTTTTGTTTGTCTCCAAACACTGCAAAAGCGTTGACAATATGTTCCAACCTTCTTGTTGAAATCAACTCGTCAATTGCTCCATCGTAATAAGTTTTTCTTATTACATCACTCCAAGTTACCAAGTGAGTTGCAAACTCATCGTCTTCGATGTTTGCTTTCGTCATTTTCTTAACAACGATTTTCTTCTCGGTAGCCATTGTAGGATACTCCTGCTCCACGGTTATAGCAAACCTTTCTAGGAATGCCTCGTCGAGTATGTTGGCTGATATGAATTTGCCATCATCTGAACCTCGACCTTTTGTGTTGGCTGTTGCAACAATGTTAAAGCCGGGAGCAGGAGTTACGGTTTCGCCTGTCTTCTTGTTAAAATAGGGCTTGCCTTCTAATATTGCTTGTAAGCACATCAGCTTGTTTGAGCCTCTATCTATCTCATCAAGAACTAGGACTGCCCCGCGTTTCATCGCGGTGAGGACTGGGCCTTCCCTATAAACGACGTTACCGTCAACTAGAGTATTGCCACCGATTAAATCATCCTCATCAGTTTCAATACTAATATTCACTCTTATTGCCTCTCTTTTAAGATTAGCACAAACCTGTTCAACCATTGTAGTCTTACCATTACCTGATAAGCCTGAAATGAATATTGGATAAAACAAGTTTCCTTGTAAGACTTTTTTCAAGTCTTTGTAGAATCCAAATGGGACGAAAGTTTCGTCTTTATTTGGAATAAGATTTTCAACCTCAACTGCTAATTTGGCTTGAACCAAAACAGCTGGATTCTTAGTTTCAACCACTTCAATTGGTTGTGTATTTGAAACAGGTGCTGCAACTGCTGGTTCTATTGCTTGGTTACCAAACATAGTGACCAGGTTGTAAACGCCTCTGTCAACTTTAAGATCAGGTCTACCATTTACTAACCAAGCTGGGAAGCCTAGTCCTAAATCTGTAGCTGTCTCAATTATTTGTTTCCTAGTAAAAACACCTGTGCCGTTATCTTGGCCTTTAAGTGCCTCTAGTAGGTTTTCTCTATCAATTGCTTTCATATTATAAGTCCTCACTTTTATTATTTAATATACCGTTATTATGCACTCTTGTGAACCAAAGGTCAAGCATTTTTTCAAAAGATTTGCACATAATTACGCTACTAACTCTATGATTTGATTAAGGAAAGTTCTTTGTGAAGATTTTCCTTTGTTAAAAGCTCTAAATCCTCTCAAAAGATCTCCTTTTTTGTTGGATTTTACTGTCAATTCTTGATCTTGGATCTTAAGATCATCTCTTCCTTTTAGTAGGAACCTAGCATGGTATCCATACTTATCATTAACTTGAACGAACTTGTCCTTAAGAACTTTTTTCCATTCGCTGTCATCAAAGTGGAAGTAATCTCTAGCTTTATCACCTTTCATCCACTCATTGTTTCTAATAGCATCTTCGAACTGGTATCTTTTACCTGACTCTAAGATGTGGAAGTTAATCATCACTGATTCTGTTTTAGCTTTGTAGAATTCTAATAGAGTTACAGTTGAAGTATCTCTATAAGAGTTAGGATTACTAGGGCAGCTAACGGTTGTAGCACCATCTTTAATTACCAATCTCTTATTGTAACCTTCAATGCCTCTACCAACCATTTCACCTTCAGAATTTCTTTGCCATGTTCCTACACGATCAGTTGCATCACCATCTGTTAGGAATATTGAAGTAAGTTTTTCAACATTGTATTTCTTTTGAAATCTTTTAGCAATATCAACTGCTGAAATAATACAGTTATTCAATGGAGTTGAACCTAATCTAAAGTGATCGTTTTTCACATAACCATAGTATGGTGCTGTAGCTCCTACAAGATCTGAATAGTATCTGTTTCTTTCAAAACATAGTTTCATTATCTGTAAATATTTCATTGCATTGTTCCAAGACTTCTTGTTAGCCTTTGAACTAAGAATGTGAACCATTGAGAAACCTCTGTTGGCTAAAGTTAAATGTCCTTCAAGACCTTCTTTACTGTAAACAGAATCCTCTTCTTCATATATTCCTTTTTTGCCTGTGCTAGAAAAACCATACACATCAAAAGGAATGTTTACTTTCCTACAGAACATTGCAACCGTTTCCATTTGTTGTAGGGTGCCTAAGAAGTTTCTGTGCATACTTCCTGACATGTCTACATACATTAGGATACCATGGTTCTTACCGTTAGGAACAATCTGTGACTGCTGGAATAAATCCTCAGTCAACTTATAAGCCCAAAGCTTGTCCTCATTAAGTCTACCTGTTTTAGAAATTCTAGCTTTCTTAAATGCTGTAGCTGCTTTTCTAAGTTCAAATTGTTGAGCCATTTGATTAATGATTGGACCCTGCTTTCTTTGGTATTCCTTCCACAATGTTTCAGCAATACCTGGAAGTTCAGTAGAAGGCATTTCTGTTTCTTTCC